CTCCCCGCCTGGGGGGATGCCTGGACGCACCAGGAAAATTTGCGCTACCTCATAACAACAAGTTGACAGAAATGATGGTGATCAAGTAATACACATAGTTACAAGTACATCAAAATAACATGGAGGCACCCCTAGCCTGGTTGTATCTAACCCCTGCAGTGAGAAGGGCCGCCGAAGCATGTACGTAAGGCGCCGCAGTTTGCATGGAACGTCCTACGTTATGAGCCGTCTCAAATAAGAAACCACCTATGTCCCTGATTCGCCCAATAACCTGTTGAACGGATGCCGTGTTCGGCGGGGCAACAACCGAAGTGATGCCTGTCGCCTGAGCAGGTAGCCATTCCCAAACGGTGGTGATTTCAAAGTACCCGGAAATGTTGAGTGTGGTTGCTGTCTGGTAACCGTCTATATTCAGTCCGGCGAAGCGCATTGTGCCGACGCCCGGATTGTCTGAAGCTGCTGTGGTTGTGTAGTTCTGGTCAACGTTGGTGGGTAGCCATTTCACTTCGTGCGGCACGGAACCACATGCATCAATACGCATCATGCCAGGCATGACGTTTCCTACTGAATATGTTCCGCCCGCAGTGAGACAACGGCTTGCCGCATAAGCGCGACCGACTACACCCGAACGAGTGCTATAGTTGCCAGTTGGGATAAACTTGGCACAACAAGCAACAGGCCGGTATTCGCGAGCCACAGAGCCAGCGATTGTGATGAAGTTTGAAACGCCGGTGGTGAAGGATGGAGTGTTTGCGCCCCCGGCCGGTTCTAATTCTATCACTATCCCAGTTGAAGTCGAGAAATTCCAGGGTGCAATGTCGATGGCGAAGTCGCCCTTCCAAGAAGGGTTCGCAGTACCTGCATAGCTGATCCCAATTGTGGCGATGTCCGTTGTGCGGACCAAATAGCCACCATCAGCTCCATTGTAGCAGGGCCTTGCGAGTGGCGAGCTACAAGGATCATGCAATAGCCGTAGCCAAGCATCTGCCATGTTGTCCCGTCGAGCCACCTGAACCACCTGTCTTTTCACCTGAGGTTTCTGCTTCTTACCCTTTGCATTACCCCTACCCTTAACAGATTTCTTAGTTACCATAATGAGTAAATGGAAGGTATGTTCTGTCACTCTACTTGCGTGCTATATGAGAGGAGGCATGCTAGGCTACCCACACCGCCCAGTCCGGCAGTTCGGTCTGGAAGCCCTCGAGCTTCACACAGACCAATTCCTTGTAGCACTTGCAGGCCCGGAGGCACTTGTCAAGTGTCAGTACATCGGAAGGTGGGATTCCTAGGTCCATGGAAATTGACCCTACGCACAGGTCCCATTCCCCTACGCCGCCGGTTCGAGGAGCCAATTCTCGAGTTAACCTTAGCTCCTTCGCGAATGCGTGGTCTTGCCGCAAGACTTCTTCGCCTGCAGCACCAGATCCACCAAACACCCGGATCAAGGCAGAAGCATAACTACCGTATAGGGGGACACGCCCATAGGAGTACACTGCCGCTTCTGCCTTCAACGCCAAACGCGCCCTCTTGTGCTTATCTTTGTCCCCAGCGAATTGCCGCACAACGCACAATTTCTTAAGTGCTCGCACGATCTTTGGGTAACAGACGTCCGAAGTACTGATGTCTGGGTAGACCCGCGACAAGAATACAACGTAGCCAGGTGGGGCGCCCTCTGGCACCTCCTCCCTGGTAAGCTTCATGCCATTCTGCTCTGCGACATCGGCCATAGCGCTGAAGACGCTGCCGTCACAGGAAGAATCATCTCCGAAGTACAGGCCCAGGCTATTGAAACACTGGGCAGGGGTCAAGTCTGGCTGTGAGACCCTCCGGGCCGCATACTCGTTGAACCCGGAATCGAGTCCATTGAGAATGCCCGTGATGGGGCTCCCTGACATGTTGCCCCCATTGGACTTGAACGTCTTACCAGATGGCACGGCCCCTACGGACACGTGTTCGCGCTCAAGCAGGTCGATCAACAACCCCTTGTACTCAGCTGCGAATAAGGCGACCATGATTGGGTCGGCCACAAATTTGCGGTAGTCGACCGAGGTCCGCCCATCCATTCTGGAATAGTCCCCACCCACTACCCCAGCCTTGGCATGTTTGTGCACATTGCGCAGTGCTAATGCCAGTTGCTGGGGATTCTTGCCCGTCGCATAAAACCTCAGCCTCTTCAAGTGCTCAGAAGCTGCAAGGGTATACATCGACAGGTTGGTGGTTTGGTCCGCTGTGACCTGGAATATGGCTCTGGGGTCTCCCACTGAAGGGCCCGACTCCAGTTTCATGAAGGGTTTGGTGCTGAGAGTCTTGCTGGTGGACAATGGGTCCATCCGAGCCACTAATCGCCTGGCCTTCTGAGCCGGTCTGCTTTGTTGCTTACAGACCTCGGCATAAGACCAGGGGACCAGTTTTCCGGCATGCTTGCCAACACAGAGGTTTACGAACTCTTGTGCATACTTCTGCATGTCGGGCGAGAAGGACTCCTTATTCTCGACTTCCTGGACGCGGGTGGCGATGGCCCGGTCCAGGTTGTTCTGACTACTAGCAGGGCCTGCCCCAGCCCCCACCGGGCATGGAGCGGCTTGAGCCAAGCCTGACACCCCTACCTCCGTGTCCAGACCATCACGGGCCTGGTAACTCACGAGGTCAAGCGGGGCTACGGATCCCTTAAAGTAGGAGGTGATCGCGTACGCTGCTGACAGCGGCATCTTGATTCCACGGGCTTTGAAATAGCGCTCAACCCCACTGGGGAGCAAGCCTGAGCCCGTATTCTGATCTGGGTCCTTGGATACAGCCATTGCTCTCAATGACTGCCAGTCGTCTGGCATGACCTCGATTGGGGCCACGTCAGGGAATGCCTTATCCAGTAACTGGACCTTGCGGTGCCCGGGGTCGCCGAACATGCCCACAAGGTAGCCACCTTTCTCAACCACGCGCATACGGCTGGGTTGGTGGTCTTTAAGTCCAGGGATCAACCAGTCTGCTGCCCAGAGGGGTAGTCGGATTGTGCGCGCAAGCAACAAAAGCACGACATACCTCCCCCGCCCCACCTCGTACAACACCGGATCGTAGATGTATGTGCCAAGCCAGCCGCTCAACACAACAAGATCCTTTCCCCAGTCCCAAACCTGGTGAGTGTAAGACGCGCCTCCTTTGACGTCCTCCACCACGGTTGTTGGGCTGGTGAATCGCCATGACGACTCCGGGCCAGTGCCCGCGAGTGCGTCCGGCTGCAATGTGTACATAGCAATGTCATGACCTGCATACGCAGACAGATCAGACATGCTGAGGTAGTAATCCGTATCGACCATTGTGATTAGATCAGACTGTTCCACCAGTGCCCACTGGGGATCCGACAGTAAGTCTTTCGGGGTTCTAAAAAGACGCTGCCCAGCAATTCCGCGCTTTGTTTCTCGCGGGGCGATGGACAGGTCAAAGCGACGAGCTCCAACCGTGGCTGAAAGCTCATCCAAGAACTGTGAGGCTTGTGCTCGAAGAGAGGCACAACCCGGATGTGAATGATTGGGATACCCTTTAAGGGTCCGTTGTCGAAACGTGGCAGATCGCGCCTTGTGAAGGCGATCAGACCTGTTTGTAGTGAACGAGACGGCGCACAATACGCTCGTCGTAATCGATGCAAGCGCGACCTTTGGGGACTGGCCCAAACCGGTCGCCAGTGCTTTGTACCCTCTGTGCGAACCCATACAAAGTGCTTTCCAGGATCTTGTGAGAAATCCCGGAAGGCACGTTCGCGTAGGGCTTGAAAGCGTGTCATCTTTTCCGTTGCCGGGGTCAGCACACTGACCATGCCACACTTCATCGTAGAGCTCCAAAGGATTCTTCCACGGCACACGGGGAGCTGGTGGGCAACACCACAACCCAGCTCTAACACTGTCTGGTTCATCATAGTTCAGTTCGAGCCTGACGTACGTATCCAGAAAATGCACCACACCAAATACCATTCGATGTGGTTGCAGAACTCTCGTATCTGC